CCACGAAGGAGCCAGTGTTGCCAGGTGAGGTCACACCAGTGGTGCCACCATACTTGGTACCATAGTTGCCCAGGAACGGAATGTTCATGGACTTGTAGATCTTGATACCAGCGATTTCCACGATACCTTGACCACCTTGCAGTGCGGTACCTTGGGCATCACGGTTCACAAGACCGTTAGAGCCAACAGCTTGGATCAGCTCATAGTATTGACGGGGGTTCAGGACAGCCACACGACCATCAGAAGACACACCCTTTTCATCCAGAGCAGCTGCAGCATCATAGAATGCAGCAACCAGCTTAGCGGAATCATAAGCATCAGCTTCAGTACCAGCACCGGTACCTACCTGAATCTGAGTACCACCGGGCTCAACATAGCCAGTAGCAGACACAGGAGAGGCAGCACGAGCACCACGTGCAACAGCACGGAAGGCAAGACGGTCATACTTCTCAGCCAGAGCATAGCCGATCTTACGGCTGATCTCAGAACGGAGGTCGTAATGAGCCAGGACTTCGTCCAGTTCATACACGAATGCGGAGCTGATCAGAAGGTCATCAATGGTGATGGTCTTCTCAGCCACCGGGGGTGCACCGTTGCTGTCACCCAGGATGCTGTTTCCAGGAGTATGGAACTCAGACTTGGTACGACCCGTGTAGATGAACTGCAGAGATTTGCCGTTCTTCAGGGTACGCTTCATGATCAGATCCCGTGCAATAGTATTGTACTGGAATCCTTTGAACATCTCACCGCTAAAAAGCTTGAGATACAGGGCGCGAGTATCGCCAGATAGGTTAGCCTGACCCAGCTGAGTAAGCTGAGTAGGGTTAACAGAAGATTGAAAAGCCATTGTAGTAGTTAATAATTAAATATAAAAGACTACCAATCGATTGATATTAAAAAATTTTTCGGTAAAAATTTAAAGGTCTTTTACCAAACCGGTTCGGCAAAGGGTGTCCTCGTAAGGGCCAATGCCAAATAAGTAAGGAGGGGAATCGAACCCCTCCCAGTGTGCGTTAAGCACGCACTAAGTCACCAGATTACTTCTTGTATTCAACACCGCGATAGCGGAGCGTATCAACACGATAACGCTCAGCACGCTTGCGCTGATTATCAAGGAAACGAATGAGATTAATAGACATAGTTCGTACAAAATAAACCTAGTCCCCGTTCCATGACTAGGCAACATGCGGAAGCAGCGTAGCTGCAACTGAACGTACGAATTAATTAACCAATAGTAGGAGCAGTAAGAGCCACAGGAGTGGTCGATGCTGATGCGAGATCGAGCGGGAAGTTGTGTGCATTACGTTCATGCATTACTTCAAAACCAAGGTTAGCACGGTTAAGAATGTCAGCCCAAGTATTAATGGTATGACCTTGACGATCAATAATAGATTGATTAAAGTTGAATCCATTTAAGTTAAACGCCATAGTGCTAACGCCAAGAGAAGTGAACCAAATCCCCACAACGGGCCAAGCGGCAAGGAAGAAATGAAGAGAACGACTATTATTAAACGACGCATATTGGAAGATAAGTCTGCCAAAGTAACCATGCGCAGCAACAATGTTATAAGTCTCCTCCTCTTGACCGAACTTGTAGCCATAGTTTTGGCTTTCATTTTCAGTCGTCTCACGAACGAGAGAGCTGGTGACAAGACTACCATGCATAGCTGAGAACAAAGACCCACCAAATACGCCGGCAACACCAAGCATATGGAAAGGATGCATAAGAATATTATGTTCAGCTTGGAAGACCAGCATGAAGTTGAACGTACCGGAAATGCCAAGAGGCATCCCATCAGAAAAAGAACCCTGTCCAAACGGATAGACAAGGAAGACTGCAGTCGCTGCAGCCACGGGGGCAGAGTAAGCAACAAAGATCCAGGGCCTCATCCCAAGTCGGTACGAAAGTTCCCATTCGCGTCCCATGTAAGAGAAGATACCGATAAGGAAATGGAACACAACGAGCTGATAAGGTCCGCCGTTGTACAGCCATTCTTCAAGGGTATTGGCTTCCCAGATCGGGTACAAATGTAGTCCAATTGCGTTACTGCTAGGCACGACGGCACCAGAGATGATGTTGTTTCCATAGAGCAAAGAGCCAGCAACTGGTTCACGAATACCATCGATGTCCACAGGAGGAGCAGCGATGAACGCAATGATAAAGCAAGTAGTAGCTGCAAGGAGACACGGAATCATCAGTGTTCCAAACCAGCCAACATAAAGACGGTTGTTAGTAGAGGTAACCCAGGAGCAAAACTCTTCCCAGGTTGACCTCTGCTGTTGAGTAAGTACAGAAGTAGCCATTAGTTAATTAGATAAAGTTTCCGACCCGCCCACCACATATTTAATTAAATCAGAAGCTGTACTTCACACCAACTTTAGTACCGTAGCTGTTGTCGCTATTACCAGTAGCAAAAGAAAGCTCACCATAAGCACCAAGCTTTTCAGTCAGAGGTACAGAACCACCAACTTTACCAGACAGTTCAACTTCACTGTTGCCACCATCAGGAGACACAATAGAAGGACCACCTTGGATGTACCAGTTAGAACCTTCGTAACCAATGTGGTTGTCGATCACAGTACCACCGTAGTCAGAACCAGTGAAGCCAGAGTTCACTTCGATGTTCACATAAGGACCAGCGAAAGCAGGGGTTGCAGCCAGGGCAGCGGCGGGGAGGATAGCAAGAAATTTCATTGTAGTTTATTAAGAAAAGAATAAGTGTATTGTGTGCGATTACCATGGATGCCCCATCCTAACCAGTAGTAAGCATGGTTCATGTAGTAATCAACTGTTTGATGATTGGTTTGAAATGCATGTAAGTCATCTCTAAACTTCATCTCATTAATCATGTAACGTGTTTGACCCTCCAACGAGGATGGGTCACAGCGCCATTGTTTACAGAACATACCCAATCCATCATAACGATGCTGGGAGGTCCATTGTATGAGCCCGTAGCCCCCTCTCAGGCACTGATCGTAGGGCACGATAGCCCCACCCTCACATACCTTGGAGCGAAAGTTAGACTCTTGTTCGATGTTGCCCATGATCACAGCCAGGGCAGTCTTGTCAGTAACTTCAGCACGAGTCTGTAGTTGCTCTAACACATACTGTTGAGCTGGCGTGCAATCAGGACAGGTAATCATTTTTTCTTAGCAGTTTTAGCAGCTCGTTTGAAGTTAGCTGCGGTAGGAGCACCAGCACTGCCGGGCTTCCGCATCTTTTCTCCAGAGCCTTGTTTAATACGCAATCGTTTTGCGTGGATGTTAGCGTAAAGACCTTTCTTAGCCATTACTTTTTAGTACCTTTCTTAGGTGGACGACCTTTCTTTGTACCGTAAGTACCTTTACCTTGTGGCATTACCAAACTCCAGGAATAATTTGACCAGTTAGAGCGTAAGCGCCCAGAGCAGCCATGACGCCCAGCATAGCAAGACGACCGTTAAGCTGCTCAGCTTTTTCATTGTGTGTCACAGTGATGTTTTCCATAATGATAGGTGGTTCTTTAGCAAAGATGTTTTGTTGACCGTGTTCGTTAGTGGTTGTTGTCATTAAAATTGTACGTTAGAACGTTCGAGTTTTCGCATCACATCACGACGATAAGCAGGGTCATTGTCGTAACGTGGATCAGACATAGCTTGTACAACTTCTGCCTGACTGCGGAATGATCCGCCAACACCCGGTGACTTACCTTGAACAAGGTCACCTTCGACACCATTTGATTCTTGGTATCGATAAGCTAGTGCTTCAATAGCAAACCTAGCAGCAGCAGGATTGCCAAGCTCCATCACTGCATCATACATCTCGATGTCTTGTTCAGACAAGTTTTGACTTGCCCAACCAAGCATCTCATTGTAGTTATTTTCACCACCAACAAGACCTTTAAGACCAGTAACATCTTGGTCAGTCATTGTAGATGATTGTTGTGAAGACTCTTGTTGAGTACGATACTCAAGGTACATCTCTGCAAGCTTTGTTGGATCAGCTTCAGAGATAGCTTTGATTGTTTCAGGAGTAAGCTCTGATTGAGACTCTTCCCACAAACGATCTAAGATAGAGCCAGTGTCTTCAGGTTCTGACTCTTCAGTTTGACTTTCAGGTTGCTCACCAAGTTTCTTTTGAAGTTCAAGGTAAGCAGCCTCAAGTTCTTCAGCGTTTTTATATTTACCAGCAAGACGCTGCTCTTGCTCCTGTTCCATCTGCTCCCCGACCTGCAGAGACTCTTGCTCATCAGCATTAAGTTCTCCTGCTGGGGCTTCGTCAGGAATCATGGACATTACTTCAGCCATATGGATTAACTAGGTGGTTGTTGTTGTTGTTGCATGAGAGCTGGGTTCAGCTCAGGGTTCTTAGAAGGATCATTGATTGGTGCCTTCATAGCATCAACCTCCATCTGTTGTTGTTGCATTGCCATCTGCTGTTGCATTGCATTGGCTTGCTCCTGTTGTACTTCTTGCATTGAACGTACAAGGTTAAGTACATCAATACCTTGAGAAGCAGCAAAGCGTTTGATCACTTCATCAGTATTAATGAATTGACCAATGGCTTCAGGTCCAAGTGTGTTAGCAAGTACAGTAAGGAACTGTGTCAAGCTATCACGATCTTGTCCACGACCAAGGGCATTGATACCAGCAACAATTGTAGGTTTGATAATGTTCTTAGGCAGTCGTGGAATCTCTCCAGACTTCTGAGCAGTATCAAGTTTACGGTTCAGATATGGTACAAGGAACTCAACAGTAAGCAGACTAAATAGTCCACCAAGTTGAGACTCTAGTTCCATCTGAGTCATCCTAACTTCTTCCGCTGTAGTGCGCTCACTATCCCTGACATTAAGAATCAGGAATGCTTCACTGAGCCTACGCTCAAGCACACCAGCCATCTCATAGGCAGTGCGGAAGTCAGCAGTCTTACCAACCTGAATGACACCAACGTCATCAGGACGACCTTGGATGATAGCACCGTTACCAGCGTTAGCCAGGGTAGCAGGTTTGGTGGTAGAGCTGGGGCTCACCACAAATACTACCTTAGCAGCTGCTGCGCTGCCTTCAACCAGGGCTTGTGTCAGTGCTTCAAGTGACTTCAGGTCACCGATGAACTGACCGACCCTACCACGTCCGTAGTTCTCACCATCAACAGTGTTGAACCGCAGTGGTATCCAAGGGTTGGTAGCTTCAGGTGCTTTACCTTCAGAACCTTTTAGCTT